TTGTTCCGAATCAAAAGTAATGTTCCTAATTATCATAGGCAAAGCCAAGTGGCTTTCGTGTCCAACAGTTGTAGTTCCCACATTAAATGCTTGACCTGCTTCATCGGTGAAAGCGGCACTAGAATAGTTACCACCATGAAATAAAGCAACAAGAGGTTGTATAGAACCATCTAGTTTGTTGACATTTTGTGCATCACCATGTCCACTAAATGCGGCTTGATGTTTAACTGCCTTGAATAAATTACCTGAGGCTAAACCTCCGGAACTGCTAGTTTTGACTACCTTTCTATTGGCATCCCCACTATACAGACGCTTTAATGTAATTTGAGTTGTCAAAATACTGGCAACTTCTCCAATCATATTTCCATCACTATCACAAATAATGTCATTAGCAGTAAGGCCACTAATTCCACTAGCAGAACTAACATCTATAGTATCGTCAGTATCATCAAGACTAAATGTAACTCCTAAATCTGTAAATTCATAATAATGGTAGTTAAAAGTTCTAATTGTTTTCTTTTTGTCCGGTAGATGTTCCGGATTTATTTGATTCATATTTGAGTCAAACAATACTTCGGTTAATCTCATTAAACCAAAAGTGGTCATTTTGGTAATGTCTTCTACATCGTATTCTAGAATAGTCGCAGTATCATAATCATTATCTAGGTATTTCTTTGCCTTTCCGGAACCACCATACTTGGAGTGTTTATCGAAAGTAGTATCTTCTGTTGGTTTATTCAAAAGATACAGGCTAAAGTTCTTCAAATTCCTATTGGAATAGAACAGGCTATCATCTCTTAATTTACTGTATGGCAATAAATCCGAAGTACCAAATAAGAATAGTCTAGCAACTTTGGGGTCCAGTTGTTCTAAGAAATCTTTAATGTAGAAATTAGATTTAATCCTCCCTCCTAAAGAGGGGTCGTGTGAAGTTAGAACTTTATCTCTAGTGTGGCTTGCTTCATGCACGATATAATCCCAAAACAGTGAACCACTAGCAGGAAAGTATCCTCTCTCTTCAACAGGCAAATGCAAATGGGAAGTTTCTCTAAATCTACTAGGTATCTTTTCTAAAGCAGTAGAACTTCTGCCTTGATTCATTTTGTAAGCCGAGGCATAGTATTGAACAGAACTACTACCGTCATAGTAATTAGCATCGGAAGCCCTACCAACCTCTTCTTTTTCTGCTGTGCTGGCATCAGTGGTGTGAAAATCACTAGCAATTGCTTGAGTTTTTCTATTAAAAATTCCTTTTTCAATATGGTTTATTTTGTAAAGCGGAACCCCGTATTTTTCAACATAGGTTCCAACTAAATCGTGAGATAGCCCTGTAGTTGGCCTAATGTAATTGTAATAAGTCGGTTTCTGCATATCATCAGCACCATAAGCAACTCCCGCTTCTACCCCATATAGGGAATTTAATAGTGTCACCATCTTACCTCCATGCAAATGTTCTCCATTTACTAGATACAAATTGTGAGTATTTTTTCCAGAATACTGATTATTGACCGCAGTTGTAAATCCTAGAGTAGATATGGTTTCCCCCGAACCGAAGTTATTTACGGGCCTATCTACAAAAATTCTCCAAGTATCATCTCCGCTCCCTGTAGTGTTGTAGCACACTACTTGAGTACAATATCCTATGAATACTGAACTCAAATAGATAGGCAATCCTACATCTGCTACTGCTTTAATAGTAGAAGTACTAGATGGGGAAATGTCTAGGTATTTTTTACCATCAATATCAAAACCACTATCGCCCCCAGTAGTAGCACCTAGGGTGGTTAATGTTACATCATAGGTATCATGGTCATTGTGGTCTACTCTGCCTAGAGTTACTGGAAAATAAGGAGCCAATTCTATAGTAGTCTTTCCTTCTACTGTAGAAGTATTCAAGACAGAAAAATCAATCAAGGTATTGACGGTTTCAAAGGTTTCATAATTTGTACCCCCATCACTTAGTTTGGCTTGGAATGCCTCTTCTTTTCCTACGGAAGTTGGGTGTTGTATGTGGAAACCAACTGCATTGGTATCTACTCCCGAAGTTCTAGAAGTAGTAATTCCGCTCAACAATGAACCGTCTAATTTTTCTCCACTATTGAAAAGTAGTCCTTTGTCGCTATTTCCTCCTAGGCTAGTGGCAAAGGTAGGTAATTTATTGTTAGAAGATAGTGCTTTGTTTAGAATATAATTGGTTTCTACTTCTTTCCATAGTTGTACTTCATTATTTGTAGAAGTACCGTATGCTTCTGTTAATGGTAAGTTTTTGAGAGTAACAGTACTGAAAGTAGCACCTCCAGTATTAGAACTGTTAGATGCTCCCTCTCCTATATACGCTACAACCCCATTAGTATATTTCACGAATAGTTTAGTATTTGCTAATACATCAGTTGTTATTGATGATGTTAAGGCAAAGGTCTTACTGTTAAAATTCAAGTCGTTTGTGTCTTTCAAAACACCTACGAGTTCTAACTTATTATGTGGACTCATAGTTGAATAAATTACATCTTCCGAGAAATTAGAATTGCGATTTACTATTGGAGAAATTAGTTTTGAATAATTATCTCTACCGGAAATAGTCATGGTACTCATACCCATATTCTTATCTATTTCTATTTGTTCTACTTCTCCACTAAATCTTTCTACTTCTATTATGTATTGTCCGGAAACATATTCCAAAGAAGTGTAGACTACATCGTTTTTTTTGCCTATTGAGTTATTAAAAGATAGGGTTAGAAACTTTTGGTCTTTGTTTGAACTTGTCACAGTTGCTTCAAGTCCAGCATAGTTATCATCCAAGAAAACCACTCTTAGTTGTCCTTCTCTTCCTTGTACGAAAGGAAAAGTAGTTAGTAAATTGCTTTTAGATGAACTAAATGCTCTACGGTATAACCTATCCCCTGCACTTAATGTATAGGAAGATGTGGAAAAAGAACTTTCACTATCTAATCTAGAACTGGAAGTAAAAGTAATGTCTTGCGTAAATGCACTAGTATTGAAAGAATCAATTGTATTAACTCTTATTACTCTAGACCCTACCAAAACTTCATCATATTGTGATAACAAATTTGCTAAATCATATCCTTCTTCTGTAGTAAATGTGTACTCATTTCCTGTGACATTCGCTTTCACTGTCGCCTTGAGGGGGAACCATTCAAAGAATTCACCCCTATGCTGTTGTTGTCGAACCCTAAATGCATCAAACTCCCCCACCTTTGAGGACATGATTCGGGAGGTGTCTACTATTTTTGACTCCGCATAACCCCCCCTACCTCCATATGATTCTTTCAAATTGGTGCTAAGAACCATAGGGGCTTCATTGGCTGTTTCGGGAGAATAGCCGTAGTGAAGATACCGATATGGGCCAACTAGATTGAGAGCAGATTTCACATTGTCGTCGTCCCGCCTAGCGTTGTAAAACGATTCATCGTAATCTGTGAAATCATTATTTGCTAATGTCAATCCTTCATTAGAAGTTTGCTTGCTACTTGAATAACTGTTGGTGTTTGTAGGGTCGTCTAATGTTTTTAGGTTATCCACTAGTGTTGTTTTAAGGTTAAATTTACTGTAGTCTTTAACCAAAAACCCATAGTCCTGTGAAGTAACAAATGTGTTTGTTACGAATGAACTGATAGTAGCACTTCCCATTTGCGAAGAAGCATATTTGATGTAGTATTTTTTACTGTGGTCAAGTTGATTCTTTTTATCTAGTCTAGAATTGTGAAAGTAAAATAGTGGTTTAGAACATAATAATGATTTATTCATTCTGTATGTAGTGCTACCCGCAGTAATTTCAGTAGCAAGAACACCGCTACTCACCGCTACAATAGTAGTTTCGATTTCAGCATCTCCCCTGAATACCATGAATTTAGTATTCTTAGTAATAGAAGAACCAAGCCTTGGCTCAAATTCAAAACTATCTCCCGCTACATCGTCAGTAGTAAATTGTGTAATTCTAGCAAAGTGGTGTGTTAATCCATTATCCGAGTTTATCAAGACATAGTGTTCATAGTCACTATTAGTAGAATTTAGACGGATACCTTCTCCGGAAATACTATCATAGCATTTTATTTTGTACCCCTCAGTATTTTCCAAATTAGAATATTGTGTACCAGCAGAATCTGAACCTTGTAATTGCTGAACAAAGGTGTCATTGTTAGAATCATCAGTAGAAATATAAGTGAACATTCTGTGAGTATCAGTACAAGTAACAGTATCGTGAATAATAGGATTCGTAGGACAATCAAAATTGACATTGTTACCTGCGTTTGCTAGAGCAAAAACTACAGTGGGATTTATTGTAGTACCCTTACGCATTGCATAAACTGTCATAGGTCCACCTCTTCAAATCTAAAATAAAGCACTGTATCGGCAAATCTAGGGGTTAAGTTATTGACATTGAATCTGTTTCTAGTGCCTCTACTCATAGCAAATTCATGAAACTCTCCCATAAATTGCTTGTTAGTAGTCGCACTATTTACCCCAGTAGCACCACTACCAGTAGCGCCTAAAAATAAATCTTCCTTGTCCATAGCAAATGTTCCGCTTCCTGAATGGGTAGCACTTGCTACTTCACTATTATTAAAATAAATTTTCATCACCTTACTGTCCGAGTCATATGTAGCGGCTATGTGAAATAAGGCATCAACATAAGATGGGTTCATTGGTGATTTAATGTAAATGTCTGTAGAATTGAGTGCGGTAGACTGTGCAGTATTCAAAGTAACAGTAAAAGGAGAAGAACCAGTAGGAGTGGAGGCCACAGTTCCTAGAGAAGTAAAACCAAATTCATTTTTTATGAACAGTTCTTGGTCTGTGTGAAATATATTATTGGCGGTAGAAACGAACGCCAAAGTATTA